CTCTTTCTGATTGCTAAAAGTATTAATCATTAAGTGCGTGTGGATTACTCATGAGGTCTGCTTCACGTTGGGCTTGTTCGTCATCTGACTTGGCGCGAGCGTTCATGGCCTCAGGTGAATAATCTTCATTACTGTAAGTTTTTGTCGCCAGCCTATCAAGCTCTTTCTGCGAGTCAAAACTAACTTGATTTATATGTCGCTGAATCTCATTAGGAACTTGCGGACTCATGTTACCCTTAGTTATGCCCTCATTACTAATCATACCACTTGAACGTAATGAGTCTCCTAACCTCTCTCCATTAAAGCCAGGGTCTTGAAGTATGCTGTCACGAACTGCATCAGCAAAAGGCTTCTTAGTATACTTAGTCATGTTCTGTTTAACCAAGTTATGACGTTCTAAGAACTGTCGAGCAATAACATTATTCGGGAAAGGTTCTATAATGTTTTGTCTGATTAGTATCTGATTAAATGCCTCAAGTCCAAGTCTGGCCAACTCACTCATTGAGTTAACTGGCCCATTACAGTTAATCTGCCACTGTAATATGTTAGCCATAGTCGTGTCAAGTGTTCTCGTGTTAATTCTAAGTGTTGCTGCGTTAGATTCTGACATAATTCTTACTCCTCTAAATTAATGGATAAATTGTAGCAATACGTTTACCTGTTCTCTGATCATGTCCAGGAATTGGATTTCCTGCTTCTTTATAAGTTTTTTTATATACTATATCCTTAATAGTATTCAAATCCACTTTATACTCTAAACTTAGTTTTTTTATCTCTCCGCTTTTATCCTGTGCTAAATTATATCTATATCTAATTAAGCGGGCAATTTCAAGTGAGAATGTTCTACTACGATTCTTAGCATTTTCTGCCTTACTTATCCATTTTAGATTCTCAACATAATTATTATGTCTGTCTCTATTTATGTGATCACAGACGTAACCCTTAGGACAAGGCCCGATAAATGTTTCTGCTACCAGTCTGTGAACACTCTCTCTCTTTCCATTAACTTTTACTGTAGAGTATCCATGACAGTCATCTGACGCGTGTCTTTCATAATGTCTTGCATTCTTAGGAACTCTTTGTTCCTCACTGTTATAATAACTGACGTTACCCCAACTGGATACTTTCACATTCTTATGTCTCGGATGTTGACGCCATTCTTCTGGCTTGCGTAGTTTTAACGCCTGCCGTTTAGCCTGCACCTGTTCATGCCTGAGTTTTTGATCATCTACTTGTTCTCTCATTAGTTGTTCTCCTTAAACACGAATAGCCTGAGCAGTCAAGGATTAGTCCTTAACTACTCAGGCCCGAGGTTATTTATTATCTGCTAAATATTTCTTAAGTCCTGCTCTAACTTCCTTTGCAACTTCTCCACGCCAGTATGCCATGTTACTTAACACATACAGTATTTGCACTCTCAACTCATTACCTCCCATCCTAAGTCCTGCCCGAGCGTAATTCACACAGTAATTAAGCGCGGGCTTATCCTTATTCTCAATTACCTTCTTCAACAATTCATGAACAGTCTTATCACTCATTAGTTTTTCCTCTCTCTGTATAAAGCATACGTTTGAGTGCATTCTTATCAATCTTCAAGAAGTCCAACATTCTATTCTCAATAAGTCCCTTCTTCAACTCATACTCATCATCTGACTTTTGAACTTGTGCTTCTCTAATCAAGTTCTCACTATTCTGAATACTACTCATTAACCCACTAATACGACTCATTAGTTTCTCCTTCAGTTGTTAAGTCCAAGTGTTAATGTTTCATCATGGTCAATTATGGCATAAATGTGTGGCGTTGTCAATACCTTTTTACGCCACGCCATAACATCCCGTAATCATTACCAAAACCACCCAATGGCCACCGCCATCGCCATCGCCAGCGTCACGTTACACAATGTCTAGCCGGTACACCAGTGCCCATATCCCATCAAACGTAGCAATCTGTCATAGTAGTCAATTATATACTTGATTAGTCAGTTATATATTTAAGATTCTAATTATATTCTTAATAATTTTTTACGCGAATAACTATGGCATGATGCTATGGATGGATGGATACAGGCATTGGTGTACCGGTCGAACGTTTTATGGCATACCATGTGACATGGCAATTACATATACCGTACCACATGGCCACCACATTACATCAAATCGAAAATATCATAACAGTTAGCAAATAAAAGCATACCACCATTAGTATGACGCAAATTGCTTCACGCATCAGTTTAATCCTTTCAGTTTAACCTGATAACCTTGGCGCTCATACTCCTTGACCATAAATGCTTGGGTACTAATAGCATCATCCTTATCAAGGGCAAAATAATCCTCATTCATCCTTCTTTTGCCATCGCGAGTAACTTTCACTGAGTACTCATCATACTCGCGTTCGTATCTAATTGTTAACACTACAACTCTCATAATAAATTCCTTCCCTAATGGTTAAAACGGCTTTCTACAAATTCATACAATTACCATAAGCAGGCGTACTATTGCTATGTTCAAAAAATGAACGTAGCGCGCCCGTTACTCCATACCCAGCAATTCCTTCACTTCTTCAACACTAACTCCACGGTGCTTGCTAACCATTCTAAGTGCAGGTTTAAGTAAAACTCCCGTAATGAAGTACCTGCCAAGTTCAACTAAAAGCATTCTACTAAATGCCTCCTGATCTTCGATATAGTTATAAACTTCATCCATTGGTAAAAATCCTTTCATTATTATAATGGTTAAACATCATCGTGACACCGCGTAAATTGCCCCACGTTCGACGATCACCCGATCACCCATATAACCGCCCGCCCTATCCGTTCAAACGCCACCACGGATCATTCATTAATCACCTTAGTAATGCCACAACTCAAGATTAATGTAATGGAACTCACTATTTGTTTAATTATCCTATCAATCTCAACTCACGACTTGGTATATGATTATTATACTCATATTTTAATAATACTAATAACAAGTCTACTAAATCATCTTCATTTAAGCTTTCCCATGAGGTATTCATTCCAGTCAGTCCCTCAATCCTGCTAATTACATACTCACGTCTAGTCATGATTAGTTGTCCTCCATACTATTCATGAGTACTTTGAACCCCTTAGGATCATCAACTGCCCGTTCCGCCAACTTTCTCGGCAATCCAGCGCTCATGATTTCCTGAATCTTTTCTTCTCGGGATTTAATTTTCAGTCCCATTTGACTCCAGTGAATAGTACTCCCCTTACTGGATTCAATTTCTTCAACACTTAATTTGCGTTCAATAGCCTGCCTTCTAATGATCAGCGGTTGACAAGCTAACTCGCATAATTGACCTAATGTAATACCTTCAAAGTCAATACCTGCGCTCATTTTAGCTACTTCCTTTTCTTCGTTCTTAGTACTCCAGCTACGAAGAATTTTAACACCGCTAATCACTGTATTAAGGTCTAATGCTGATGTTGTCATAACTAACTCCTTTAATGTGTTGGTATGCGAGTTATGACATTATTAAGGTGATCAACTATGGTCATTACATTTGAAAGATGGCTAGCCGTTCAATTAATTAATATTCGATATTAAGTACTAGTCCTTCAGTACTAGATTCTGTTTGTAGTAGGAGTGTATAATCAAAGTCTACATACAACACCTGCCCATTTTTCAACTCAACTTCAGTGCACTTTTCATCATTACTGTCACGTACTCGAAGTTCCTTAACGTCCTTAAATGGTATAATCATAACTAGTCCTCCCCATTATTAAAGTCCGACTAGCCATCCATCAAATGTAATGACCATTTGAGTTTGCCCTAGCATCCTCGCACACGGCTTTTCCGGTGATATCCGTGCCACCGTTCAAATTGTCAAACATCATAAATCCTAGGCGGGATTATCCGTCATCGGGTTACCTAGGCGCGACACTGAATGCCGCCAATGAATCATTCCCAACGTTTGATTTCATCATATCACGTCCTAGCCCTTTGTCAATCATTAATTTGCTAGCCATTCCATGATCATATCGAGCTGCCACTAGCCGCGCAATTAATTTCTAGTCGTGCCAAAACTCGATGGGGAAAACTCGTCACACGATCGCCAACATTGCAGTATTTCCATTTTGTAATCAGATTTTGGATATGTACAAATTCCTACAAAAGCATTGCTATCTCCAATCATTAATCGTGTTTGCGGCCCGCAGGGCGGAAACCTTTGAGCGCGTTTGGTTGCTACGTTCATTAATTGAACGCAGCCCGATCGCTCGTGCGCGCATCATAACTGTGGCATGGCAAACTTACGCCAAACAAATAGTTGATCTAATTGGAGAAATTACTAATTTGACATAATCACATCCCTTATGTTATGATGGAATCAGGCTAAGAAAATTAACAATTAATGAGAAAGGAAATCAGATGTTAGAAAGAGGAGCTGGCATCATAACAGATGAGCAGTATCAGAATGATCGACGAAGAGTTCCGGCTCATGAGAAGAAATCTTGGACTCTTAAGAATATGCAAGACATTCATCATCAGATTAAGCGCCAACTGTTTTTGGGAATAACTTGCGTTGACATAGCAAAGAACCTCGGCATTGATAAGCAAACCGTAATGATGATAAAGAATTCGCCAATCATCCAGCAGCAGCTCAAAGTCATGCATGGTGCAGCGGATTCTGATACTATGGACTTACAGAAACAGATTGCTGAAATTCTTCCTAAAGCACTTGCTAATTTGCGCGAAGTTATTGAAACCGGCCAGATTGATGGAGAGCAAGTGAGTGCCAGCATTCGCCTCAGTGAGTCAAACAAGATCCTCGACCGTGGAGTTGGCAAGGCTGCTCAGACTATCAACACTACTTCTGTTAGTACGACCTTCACTGCGGATGATATTCTTAAGCTCAAACAGCAGGCTTGCGAGGGTGGTGGTCATTTTGATGATGGTGAAGTTATTGATTTGACAGAGGAGTCTTAAGTGGATAAACGCGGAGTTAATTATACTAAGACGAATGAAGGTTATCGTAGTCAGGTTTATCGTTGTACTGCGGGCAAACTTACCTTTGGGTGGGGAACTCACATTGATGAGTATGATTACATTCCTAAGGAAGTAAGTCAGATTATGTTCAAACTTAAGTATGCTCAAGCAGAACTTGATTATGAGAAACTCAATTTTAGCCTTAATCCAGTAAGGCGGATAGTAATAATTGATATGATTTATAACCTTGGTCTCACACGCTTTATGAAGTTTCAGAAGATGATCAGCGCTATTCATGAGCGCGATTTTGATTTAGCTGCAGATGAGCTTGAAGACAGTTTGTATTTTCGTCAGGTTGGTCATAGAGGACTTCAGAACAGTATGATGATGAGAACTGGTGACTGGCAGCGCTAGCTGCACACCGTTCTTCCAGTGGCACATACATAAGTACAGACATAATTACTAATGATAATAAGGATGAGCTAATGATTATAGATGCAGTAGTCGCGTTGGGTGGACTGATTATTCCACCAGTTTATGACTTCGTGAAGAAGAAGTTTATCAAGTCAGAGAGTGATACTATCGAATCAACAGCATCGTCATTAGCAACGACCGCGCCAGAACGTTTGCCAGAGTACATCTTATCTATGGCAGGCCTGACTGAGGTACAAATTAAGTGGTTCAATCGCGATGTGATTGGTACTCCGTCTCAGATAATTATAGATCTTCGTGCAGCTATCAGACCCGTTACGATTGTCTTATGCCTGCTTTGTCTGATTTGTTCTGGCTTCGACTGGTTTACTGTAGATACTACAACACGGTTGCCAATGGATGCTTGGGTATCCTCATGGTTTGGTGATCGACTTAGCAGAAGCTAATTGCTGTCTTCAATTTTTGAACGTAGCAACTTAATAACTAAAAACGTAAGGATGAGAAACTATGACTCCCACTATGTTGTTTGATGGAGCACCGGGAAAAACAGTTACATTCACTGCGAGTGCTGACACTGCGTACTCAATCAGTGACATCACAGGACTTGAGGTTAAAGATGATAATGGTAAGAAAGCTGTGACATTACTGATCTCAGTTGAAACTTACTCTGTACGAATTGCTTTGGGCGTTGATGCTACGCAGTCTCTGGGCCACCTTCGCTATGCAGGTGAAAGCATGGAACTTACTGGTGGAAACGCGTTGAATCAACTTAGTTTCGCAAATGCTGTTGCTGGTGAGAACTTCGTAATGCAACTTACCCCCTTCTTTGTTAACGTACCTACACTCTCATAAGGAGGAATCATGGGAAATAATATACTTGGACCTCCTTCTAATTATGCTGCAATTACTGCACTGCAAAATGATAAGATGGATAAGTCTGCAAACCTGAGTGATGTAGCAGATGATGTAATTTCCTTCGGTAATATCAAGCAACCCGCAACAACCGAGGCAACTGGAGTTGTGGAACTTGCTACTGATGCAGAAGTTATGGGCGGTGCTGCTGGTAAGATTCCTGATGCTCAACAAATCTCAAACACGTACCTCCCTCGTATAGCATTAATTAACGATATTGGGCCTATTGGTGAAGCCGGGAGTGGTGTAGGTATTTGTCCTAATCTGCCTGATGGCTTTTCGGCAATGAGCGGATATTCTGATAGGCTGCATGATAATCATGGTAACTATCAGTATTCAGAAGGCTCTATCATGTGCTGGGTGCCAAAATTTTATTATAAAATCGGCACCGGTCTAAATGGATTTCCAGTGAACAGGCATGTAATCAAAGGCATTTATGATTTTGCGACCACCGCCGAGGCCAACGCGGCCGGATACGCTCTCCATCGGGCATTCATTGACGGCGGTGTGGAAAAAGACGGGTTTTTCTACGATAAATACAAATGCTCAAAACGATCACTCAGCACTGGGTTTGTTGCGTCGAGCGTATTGGATGCACCGCCGATTTCATGCCATGCTGATCATAACCCAATCGCAGACCTGACAGCCTGTGCCGGTAATTATTACTATGAAACAATTAACGCTGCCCATGCCAGGGATGGTGAAAACGGCGCAGCGAATGCAAGCAGTATTTTTCATGAAGCGTCCATCTTTCAAAAAGCTGCAATCATGCTGCTTTCGATTGCCCACGGGCAGGCAGCAACCAGTGATACATACTGTGCGTGGTATGACGGCACTGGTGCGACAAATTATCCTAAAGGCTGTAATGATAACGCATTAGGAGATACGGATGATGCAACTGTCAGCTACACCACAGACGGGTATAGTAATTGTGGTAAAACCGGCTCCGGCACACCGTTTGCGAAAACCACTCACAACGGGCAGAACTGCGGAATTGCTGACGTTAATGGTCTGATGTACGAGATTAATCTGGGTGTGACATGCATTGCAACGACTAAAGCTATTGAAGACATCACTTCTGCTGCTACTCCAGTATTTACGATTACAGGGCACGGGAAATCAGTCGGGGATTACGTTCAACCCGATAGCATTGCCCAGGCTGATTGGACGAATTTTAAAGACAAAATCTTCAAAATCGCCACAGTGCCAGATGCGGATACATTTACTTTGGAGGGCGCTCCAGATACGACGGGTTATGCCGCCTATGATGCTGTAACAGATATAGGAACCTGCACATTTGGCACGTTCTACATCGCCAAAGAATCGACGGCAATGAAAGATTTCACCAGTGGTAATTCCGGCGCAACCGATCATTGGGGTGCGGCTGGCTGCGCAAATATGATGCAGGAGTTTGCTCCGGTGTTTGAGACATGTTATCCGAATAACGGGTTTGCGCAACGGCTGGGTAGCGGTGCAAATCAAGTACTATCGGAGGCTGTTTCCGGGGCCGGGTGGCTGCTGGCAGGTATTGGATCGCCGAAAGACGCTGATGGGATTGATGTGATCGGCACCAATCTATTCGGAAAAGATTATTGGTATCAATATATCCGCAACGAATTATGCTTTCGCTCGTGCGCGTTTTGGAGCGGCGGGTCGTCTGCGGGCGTTGGGGCTTCGCATTGGTACTACTATCGGGCGCATTCGGACTACGCCGTGGGGCTGCGGCTCGCCTGTTACCCTGAAAATTAGGCGCGATAGCGCCGTCTAAGGAGGTGATGAGTTGGGTGTTCATAGCGAGGCCGGGTTGAATCGGAAATTTATGGAGTTTATAAAACTCTTGAATATTTATTTAAACCATTTTCCGAATCACGAAAAATTTGCGCTGTCAAACAGGATCCGAAATACCGCTTACGAAATCTATGATTTAATCGCCGAAGGCGAAAAGTCAAAAAGCGGAATTGGCCGGCCGTTATATCTCTGCTCGGTCACGCCAAAAATACAAATTCAATTCCATACATGGTAAAAATAATCACCAAGGAGGCCTCAAATGGCGAAAATGTTCAGTTACCGAAAAGTGTTAGAACAGTTTGCGGGGAACGATTCAACCACTCACACGCTGCGTGAGCCTGATTATGAATTGCTCGAAACTGAGGACAAAATAATCACGTTATGCACAATCGACGATATCACTTATGTGTCAGTGCCGGACTCTATGCAGTTGCCTACGCAGCCGGAATGTATTGACCTGCAAGAAGTTATGGTAACAGATGAATTAAAAGCGGAAATCAAAGCAGCGTCTCCACATGTACGACTGATCAACCAGCGGGTGGATGCTATGATCCGAGAACGATACTCTATCGGTGATGAATTTAAAATGCTGCGGCTGGCTCCGTCTGACGAGAGTACCGTGTATAATGACTATATCGAAGATTGTCGGGCTTGGGGACACGATGAAAAAGCTAAGCTTGGGCTGTAGCAGAATAGATTAATCCTGATGAAATGGATAACTAATGAATTTAACTGATAATGAAGAGATAAGAAAGATCTTAATGCAATGCTCACTTAGCACTAAGGTTACTGCTAAGACGCTGTTTAATAATCTGTTTACTTCTCCATTTTCAATTCTTCATGATCAGGTGTTCAACTTAATAGATGATAATACTAAATTACGTAAGGCCTTAGCTGCACCTCGTGGAATTGGTAAGACGACTATTGCTCGTACGAAAGCTATGAAGGGTATCTTATTTCGTGAGTACCGTTTCATCGTATATGTTAGTAACTCTGCAACAAGTGCTGAGATGCAGACGGAGAATATGAAGCGTGAGTTGCTTTCTAATCAGTTGATTAAAAAGCTCTTTGGAAACATTAAGACAAGTGACTACGAAGCTCTTGATGAGACATTCAGTAAGCTGGCCTGGGTAGCATTTGGCAACACTTTTGTTCTCCCTCGTGGAGCCGGTCAGCAGGTTCGTGGACTTAACTGGGCAGGTTTTCGACCAGAACTGGTAATCATAGATGATCTTGAAGATAAGGATACAGTTAAGAATCCTGATCAGCGTGCGAAACTTAAGGAGTGGTTTCATTCTGACCTTATGAAGACTGAGAATAAGTACGGTAAGCCTGCTGAGTTCATCTACATTGATACGATTAAGCATGAAGACTCATTACTTCAAAACTTACTTGATGCCAGTGATTGGGAATCTATTCGACTTAGTATTTGTGATGAGAAGTATAATTCACTCGACCCGAATTACATGACTACTGAGGAGATTAAGCAAGAGGTTCAAGAGCATCGTGAGAAGGGAATCATTGACTTGTTCTACATGGAGCGGATGAACCTGCCAATTAGTATTGAAGATGCAGTATTCAAGTCAGAGTACTTCAAATACTTTCGTGATGAAGGAGAGTTCCTGCGAGTTTACAATGGTGAGACTGAGACACTT